ATTGATGATGTAAAAGATGCATTGAAACAAGAGTTTGAAGTTACCAAAACAAAGAGTGCTGGTATCACATCTGTAACCATATTCTCCAGAGGTGATGGATATAAAATAGATGATACTCTTACATTAGATAACAAAGGAACAAACGGCACTGGTGCTAACATTGTTGTAAGTGAATTATTAGGAAAAGAAGTAAGCACTGTAGAAATTGGTATTACTACATTCAATGATTCATCACTAAGACTCGAAAAGAAACAGGTTATTGGTGTCACCTCAATGCCACATGGTATTGCTGATGGTGAAACAATTATTCTAAGTGGTATTAGTACATCTGAGTTTACAGAGTTTAATGGCCCTCAGAAAGTTCAAGTTATTAACAGATCAGTAGGTCTTTCTACTTTTGTGGACAATGTAACAAACACTGGAGTAACCACATCGATATTTGTAACTGATACTAGAGGTTTCAATCCAGCAGATATCATTGGAGTTGGAACAGAGAGCATGACCATTGTTGGTGTTGATACCGCTTTCTCTAGATTACTTGTAAACAGGGAAAACTTTGTTGGTGCTGCAATAACACACCAGTCTGGTACTAACAATGTAAAACTACAACCAAATAAGTTTCAATTCTCTGTTGGAACTTCAACAGTCACTCAATTTACATTTGAAAATTATAAAACCTATTTTAACCCACAAGAAACAGTTGGTGTTGGATCTACAGGGACACATTATACAATTACTACGACTGGTTTAGGAACACAAGCGATTCAGACTGTAGAAAATCGTTTTGTGCCTCAACAACAGATTTACATTAAGGATCACAAGTTCTTTACTGGTCAAAAACTAGTTTATAACATGGGTATTGGTGGTACATCTCTTGTTTGGGCAAAAGTATCTGCTGGTGCAACTTCTGGAGTTGGAACTGAGGTTCTTCCTGATGGTGATGTATATGCCGTCGATTTTGGTAAGGATTATGTTGGATTAACTACTGTGGCTTTCTCTACAGCTGCTGATGCTATATGGTTTTACGGTGTTGCATCTAATTCTGGTTTTGCACACTCCTTTACAACTGCATATCCTAAAGTATCAACTAAAGTAGAAAGATTCTTTGGAGAAGTTGGAGTTAATTCTGCTCATGGACTAACAACAGGTGATCTTATCAAACTTGAAGCTATACCAAAATCTTCTGAGTCTACAAAACTAAGATATGACCCAGTTATTGCTAAAACTACTACAAAACGAGTTGGATTTACATATACGAGTTTTTCTCCCGACTTAACTCAAATAAACATTGGAGATCAAGACTTACAAAGTTATGATAAGGTTGTTTACTATGATAATGGTAATACAATCAATGGATTAATCAACAACGAGACTTACTTCGTTCTTAGAGAAGATCCAGAGTCTATAAAACTCTGCAAATACAAATCTGACGTATTTGATTCCAATCCAGTTTCAATATCAACAGTATCGACTGTAAGTCCTAACAATTTAAGCTACATTGCTAAGATCAACCCACCTCTAAGTTTCACATCAGGTAATACAATCATATTTGATGTATCTGATCAAAGTCTTCTTGATATGAGGTTAGATTTCTTTGATGATCTCACTTTCAATAATAGACTTGATGTTCAAGGCACAAATACTGGTGGATTTAACATTACTAGAGATGGTATTCCAGGCGACCCTAATGCTACAGTCACAATCAATACTGAGACAGGTTGGCCAACAAAAACATACTACGATCTAACTCCTGTTGTCCCATCAGACACAAGAAAGACATTTGGATCATCAGATACAGAGGTAACAGGAAGAAACAACGTAACATTCAATGATATTGTTCTCAGAAACGAACATAGCGTTTCAGTCAAGGATGATAAGACATTTACATTCAATTTAAAAGAAAAACCACTAGAATCACAAAAATTTGTCTCTAGAGTTGGTGTAAGTACAATAACATATAGTACAACATCTTCTAGTGCTAGAGGGCCTGTATTTAAGACTAAAATTAACTTCCCAGGCAAAGGATATACTCTTTTACCTAGAGTTATTGGTTTTGCAAGTACACAAGGTAAAGATGCTATCGTAAAAGTGTCATCTCCCGAAATTGGACAAATTGACATCATTGAAAGAATTAAAGATGGATTTGACTATCCAACTGATCCTACTTTACTACCTTACTTAGCAGTTCCCGCTATAATTGACATAAGTGGTATTTCAAGGATCGATAATATCGAAGTTACTGATGGCGGAACAAGATATAACCAACCACCTTTACTTGCAGTTCGTGGTAATAGTAATGTACAGATTGCAGCACATATATCTGGTGGATCTGTAGATAGAGTTGAAATTATCAAAAATGCGTTTGAGTTTAAAGAACCACTAAGCATTATTACAACTAATAACTCTAATGGTTACGATATAGACAATATCACACATAGTGGTACTACTGTTACTGCTGAATTGTTACTAGATGCACAATTCAATCGACCTATCAACACTGGGTATGCTTCTACTGAAAATGTGTTACCTTTTGCAGTTGGTGATCAAGTATTTGTTGAAGGTTGTAGAATCAAACCAGCATCATTACAATCAGGTGAAGGTAACTTCAACTCTGCTGATTACGATAACACATTCTTCACAGTTACAGGTGTAAGCACTGCCAATGCGACTGTAGAGTTTAGTATGGGAAGTGCGCCTGGAATATCCACAGTTACACTTGGAGTTTATGATGATGACTTCACATTAGGATCTATTGTCAACTACAATGACATGGCGAAGTTTAATATGACACTTATTAACGATGCCAAATACTTATCTGGTGAAAAAGTAACATCTACTAAATTTGAAGGATTTGTAGCTGAAAATGGTTGGAATGGTAATATTAGTCAACTTAGATTAAGAGATACCATTGGAACTCTTTTACCTGGCGATACATTGTTTGGTGAAGTATCAGAACTCAAAGGTAATGTTAGAGATGTTAATAGATTTAGTGTAAGAACAACTCTTGGAGTTACAAGAGATAAAGTGTCTAAGAATGACATGGAATTTGGTATTCTTAATGACTTCAATCAAAGATTGTCAGATAACTTCTATTTCCAGAAGTTTTCATACTCAATTAAGAGTAGTCTTCCATATAGCACATGGAAAGAGTCTGTAAAATCAATTGTCCACCCATCTGGATTCTTAGAGTTCTCAGACCTTGTTATTGAAAGTGATCCTAAGAAAGATGCCGATACATTTGATTTGGTAAGTGTTGGAATTGCAAAGTCAAATAATATGAAGATTACACCTGTCGATACTACAATTAATCTTATATTGAACATTGATAATGAAATGTACATGGGTAAGAGAGATAACTTTGCAATAGTTACCGAAGATGATGCTTTAACTGATGGTTCTGTACAAAGAATATTCTTCCCAGAAGGCAGACCAATTAAGAGCTTCATCATGAACAAAACCAACAAGGTTATATCAATAGATGATATTTCTTCTGGATTCACTGGAGAACATGATAGAACTGGTACATTGGTTGGAAGTAAACAGTTCCAATTAAAAACAGGTGGAAGATCAGCGTTTAAGAAGTCATATGATGCTTCTAGTTCTGCTATCGTTAATACTAACTTGAATACAATATCAATTCAGAACCACGATTTCCAGACTGGTCAAACAGTCAATCTTGATACTCAGGGTGGATCTAAAATTGGTATTGCACTTACATCTTATACATCAGGAACTAAAGACATTGTGATGGCTGCAGTTACATCTGGTATTGGTGGAAGTACATTATTTGAGAATGGATTCAATGTTCAGATTCCAGGCCCTGTAACAGGAACTGGTGTTACACAGAATCCTCCTGGCCCTCAGTTTGTTTTATATGGGTTTGGTAATCCAGATGGAGGAGTGCCTGGCTTCTCTACAGTTGGTACTGGCGCTGTGTTCCAAGTTAAGTTTGATTTTGACACAACCACTGGTCAATGTATATCTACTTCCGTTGTTCTAATCAAAGGTGGACAAGATTACATTGTTGGTGATACTGTAGGAATTGCTGGTACATATCTTGGTGGAGCAACACCAGCAAATAACTTATTATTCCCTGTTACCAAAACAACAGGATCTAGAGTTGGTATACAAACAACATACTCAAATATTCCTTCAACAAACAATGGATCAGGTTCTGGTGCAATCTTTAATATTACTAGAGATGCTAACTTAGATATTATTGCTGTTGGAGTTGTTACAGGTGGAACTGGATATGCAACCACTAACACAATCTCTATTGCAGGGACATACATTGGAGGCACAACTCCAACCAATAATATTGAATTGACTCCTGTAGAATGTGGAACCAATGTCATGCCTAATGAATTATTCATTCAGAAGGTTGATGATGTAAACATTAGAGTTGCTGGTTTATCCACATCACTACCTTTTGAGTTTACTGGTTTAGGAACTGGTACACATTTACTCAAAGTTCAAGATCCAAATAAACAGGCCTTGATCATGATTGATAATATTATTCAAACACCAATTAAAAATAAACTTCTAAATGTTGAGGTAACAGAAGCTATTGGTGAATCTGGTGAAAACATAGTGGTTGGTTCTGGTATTGGATCATTGGCTAAGGGTGATATACTCAAAGTTGATGATGAATTTATGAAGGTTCAACAGATAGGAGAGGCAACATTTGCACAAGCAAAACAAGCAGTTGCAACCAAGGTTGTTGATAATAATTTCTACTACGATACAAAGAGAGTTAACTCAAATGTATTGAATGTAGACACAACAACTGCTACTATGGATGACAACCCTCCATATTAACTATAAATAAAAAGAAAACAAGTTTTTTAAGTAATGTCTAAACAAGGGATTAGTACTGGTTCTGCTCCGAATGACGGCACAGGTGATACCCTGTTGGCTGGAACCATCAAGATTAATAATAATTTTAACGAGATATATGATACTTTCGGAGACGGTACTAATCTTGTAAGTTTTGTTTCCTTCGCTACTACAGCGGGTTATTCAACAAATGCTGGTATTGCATCGACATCTGTTCTTGCTGGTATGGCATCGAGCGTTACTGATAATATTGATATCAATACATCTGGTGTTGTTACTTCAAGTTATGCAGACGTTGGTAAAATAACAATTCAACAGCCTGGTGCTATCACAGATGGCCCTATTGAGGTTGGTTTTGCTGCAACTATGTTCCGTATCAAAGCAGACGGTATGGTCGGCATCGGAACATCATTACCTACTTCACAACTAGAAGTTGCATCATTCTCTGCTGAAAGACCTACAATATGGGCAGTTGCAAAAGGAAATGGACATGGATTGCGAGTATCCGATGCAGCAATAACTGATTCTAAGTCATTTGTTGTTACCAATGAGGCATATACTGGTATCGGTTCTACTGCTCCAACGTGTAGATTAGACGTACAAGGTGATGTTCTAGTTAGTGGTGCAAGCACTTTGATGGATCAGGTTAACTTTAACTCTGATATCACAGAGAAGGTTGTAGGAAACTATAGTGATGTTATGCAAGTAAGTGCAGGCGGTACATTTACTATTGATGTTTCACAAGGATCTGTCATATGTGGTGTTGCAACAACAGCTATCAGTTCATGGGCATTTACAAATGTAAGTGGTGAGAATAGTAAGGCAACTACAGCAACACTTATCATCAATGCTGGAGTTGGATATACTTATGGTGATCCAGTTACTGTTAATGGTGCTACAATCGCAACAGGAGTAAAATGGGTTGGAGGTAATCCACCACCATCAACTGCAAATGATGATATCTTAACGTTCAGTATTATAAGAGACAGCACTGGTGTTACCAGAGTTTATTGTTCAAGTTCTATTAACATTAGTTGAGGAAACAGAGTAAATGCCAAGAACTACGCCTGGACAAGGAGTTCTACTAAAACCAACATTTAACTCTGTTTATGGAGTAACCAATATAGAGGTTTTAGCTGGAGGAGCAGGCTACGCACAAACAGATCCACCTAAGATTACAATAGAGGGTACTGCAACCCCTAGTGTAGAAGGAGTCTTTTACCCTAAGATATCTGGGGTTGGAACAGTATCCGAAATTATTATATTTAAAACTGGTGCTGGATATTTTCCTATATTCAATCAGTCAGAACAATCTGGTGTTGTTGTAGAAAGGGGTGCATTTGGAACTATAGCAACTAGTCATAGTTCTGCTGGTATTGCATACTCTGTATTTTCTGGTGATTACAATATTGTAGATGATAATATATTCTTTACAGATGCACCTTATGGTCTAAGTGGCCCTGCTGGATTGGAAACTGGTTCTTCATTCTCTGGAAGATTATTTTCCAGAAAATTAGATCCTTTTGACGAAAAAGATAAGAATGTAATTTTAGACGATATCTCTTTAAGATTTACAGGTATTGCAGGTACACAATTCACACTGAGTGAAAACAATGGTATTGTAACTGCTTTATATAACGATGTAAACACAGGCGTTGATATACAGAACAATCCATTCATATTGATTAACAATGTTGTTCAGACGCCAGGATTAGACTTTGAGATTGTAGATAATGCAGAAAACAAACTTAACTTCTTAAGTGGAGTTCCAAGATCAGGTAGACTCTCTAAGGTTGGACTGCAAACTGGTTCTGGTTACTACTTACCAACAAAAGCAGCAGTAAGAGTAGGTGTTGGTTCTACTGGTAGTCTTGAACA